GAATAATTATATTGCTATACATAATTGGCTGATTGGTCTTGGGTTCCCAGAATCCCATGAGCAGTATAGAAATTTTATTTCAAATAACACAGATGATTTAGCTAGGAATGAATTGGCTGCAGGGTATTCAGGGGGAGTACTCCATATACTAGACAGCGCTAATAACACCGCCAGAGCTATTGAATTTGTTGATCTTTCTCCTGTTTCTTTAAACCAAATTCAACTACAATCAACAGACTCATCTACAACTTATTTAGTAGGTTCAGCTGGTTTTACATATACTTACTATAAATTCATATGATGTATAACGTAGTAATATCTGAACCGCACACAGTTATTATATAGGGACTAAAAATTAAATCAACGGGTTACAATAAAAAAAATAAAAAAACATTGTAACCCGTTGATTTGTACTGTTTAAAATTTTATACTATAAAATATGCAAATAGATGAAATTTTAAATATGTGGGATAAAGACTGTTTAATAGATGACAACCATTTAGACACATCTTCTATTAGGACTGCTTCTTTACATTCAAAATATCTTAGAATATTGGTCAATACAAAATTGAAATTAACAAAGTTAAATAGTGAATATGCCTCTTTAAGAAAAATGAAAATTAAGTATTACAGGGGAGAGTTGACCAAAGAAGAACTTGAGTGGTGTGGGTGGAAACAGTACTTGTATAATAAGCCCTTAAAAAGCGAAATGGAAGAAGTATTAAATGGAGATTCTGACCTATTAACATGTCTTAATAAGATTAAATATATTGAAGCAGTTATATCTGCTTTGGAATCTATTATGAATCAGATTAAACAACGCGACTGGCAAATTAAAAATAGTATAGAGTACAAAAAGTTTATTTCTGGTGGATAAGTTGTCAACAATATATGTAGAATATTTTAACGATGTCTATATAAGAGTTTTTAGTGAACCTCATATAGAATATGAAATTCGTGATTATTTTACATTTGAAGTTCCTGGTGCAAAGTTTACTCCTAAGTATAGAGCGCGTATTTGGGATGGAAAAATTTACTTATATAGCATTCTTAAGAAAACATTGTATGCGGGTCTGGTTGATAACTTAAAACAGTTTGCCCAGACCCATAATTATAAAATTGAATACACTAATCAACCCCCAGAATATGATCAATTTAGTGAAGAGGAGATTGTTGAATATGCAAGAGGTTTACAAATACATAGTAAAGAGATCCCTGTCCATGTTAGAGATTATCAACTTGACAGCATCGTGCATGGTATTAACCGCGGGAGGTGTATTATTCTCAGTCCTACTGGTAGTGGTAAGTCTCTTATTATTTACATATTATGTCGTTGGCACCTTTTGCGAAATCGCAAAATACTCATTGTCACACCTACAACTTCACTGGTTGAACAAATATATACCGACTTTATAGACTATTCTTCTAAAAATAAGTGGAACACGCCTTCCCAATGCCAAAAAATATATTCTGGCTTTACAAAAGAAATAACAAAAAATATTACAATGAGCACATGGCAGTCTATTCACAGACAGCCTGAAAGTTGGTTTAAACAGTTTGATGTAATCATTGGTGATGAAGCGCATTTGTATAAGGCCTCTTCACTCACCAAAATTATGGAAAAAATGACAGATACCAAGTATCGAATAGGCACGACAGGCTCTTTAGACAATAAAAAAATTCACACGCTTGTATTAGAAGGTATTTTCGGAAGTGTGTATAAAGCCACAACAACTAAAAAATTACAAGACCAAGGTAATCTTGCACAATTAAAAATAAAATCTTTCCTGTTCAAGTATCCAGACGATGAGCGTAAGATAGTCAGCAAATTAAAATACCAAGACGAAATACATTATATAGTAACACACAGTAAACGCAACAACGCTATAAGAGATCTTGCCATAAGCTTACAAGGTAATACATTATTGTTATTTCAATATGTAGAAAAGCACGGTTTGCCACTTTATAATATCATTAAAGAAAAAGCTAAAAATAGACAAGTTTACTTTGTTTCTGGCGATACACCCGTTGAAGAGAGGGAGAAGATAAGGTATAATCTTTCTCAAGAATCTAACAGCATATTGATAGCATCATATGGAACATCGTCAACAGGCATAAATGTACCTTCTATTGAAAACATTGTCTTTTCATCTCCTTCCAAATCTATCATTAGAGTGTTACAATCTATAGGAAGAGGATTAAGAATAAATAAAGATAAAAGAATGTGTACATTGTATGATATAACCGACGATTTTAGTTGGCGCACTAAAAAAAATTATACTCTACAACATGGGGCTGAAAGGTATAAAATATATGCTAAAGAAGATTTTCCAGTCAAGTTAGTAGGAATAGACTTATGAACACAACAGAAGAAACCGTAGTAGTTTTAAAATTAAAATATGACCAAAATGCCATTGTGGCTTTTTTTGTTGATGATGTAAATGGGGTAGTAAGAGTAAAAAATCCATTTTATATTGTTACCACATATTCCGGCTTAGGCATCGTGCCCTATTGTCCCTATGCCGATGAAATCTATTATAGTTTTAAAAAAGAAGATATAGTGTTTGTTTCTATTGCTATTGATATCATGGCCGAAAATTATATTGATGTTATTAAAAAAAGCACAAAGCCCCAGGAGAAATCAAAAATGAACGATGATTATGATTATGATGAAGAAGAGGAAGAAGAGAATGAGGAAGACGATGATTATGAATACACTGTCGAATTTTATCCAGAGGATCCAAATTTAGAACACGATTCTTCACAACCAGTAGCCACTGAAAGTGAAAGTAATATAATAGGGTCTTATGCTGAGTCGGCGTCTCTCAGACAAAAAATTATAAAGGCCGCGGCAGAAATGTGCATTTCATCTGAAGAAGAAGTTATGCATTATTTTGACTCATTATCCAAAGCTAAAAAAGACAATAAACTTGTTTTAGGCAACAACACTCTACATTAAAATTATGAGTAAAGAATATGTAAATAATAAAGAGTTCTTGGAAGCAATAGTCCAATATAAGCGATCAATTATAGATGCTGAAAACTCAGGTGACGACCCGCCTCAAATGCCTGAGTATATTGGTGAATGTATTTTAAAAATTGCAACCCATTTATCTTATAAACCTAATTTTATTAATTATACGTATAGGGATGAAATGATATATGATGGCATTGAAAACTGTATACAATATTTTCATAACTTTGATGCTGAAAAATCTCAAAATCCTTTTGCATATTTCACCCAAATAATTTATTATGCTTTTGTAAGAAGAATACAGAAAGAGCAAAAGCAATCAAAAATTAAAAACAAACTTATTGCTGATGTTGATAATATCAACTATACAGTAGATCCACATGATCAGGATGTATATGCTTCTATTGGTGAAACAATAAGACACTCAAACGACGTTTTTAAGAATATTACTGAATAACTATGAATAAAATTTGTATTTTGGGCGACACTCATTGGGGTGTGCGCAATGATCTATCTTTATTCTATTATCATTTTGAAACATTTTATAATAAGATGTTTGATGATTTAGAAAGCCGCGGCATATACGAAATATTTCAATTAGGTGATTTATTTGATAGGCGCAAATACATTAATTTTAAAACCTTAAGTGAATCACGAAGGATATTTTTTGATCAATTACATAAGCGTAATTTTAAATTACATGTTCTTATAGGTAATCATGATATCCATTTAAGAAATACTGTTGATATTAATTCACCAAGATTAATGTTGAACGAATATCAAAATGTTACTGTATACGATAAGCCTACCACTATAAAATATCACAATGTTGATATAGATATATTTCCGTGGCTCTGTCAAAGTAATATAGACGAATCTCTAAACCTTATCAAAAATTCTTCATCTAAGTATTGTTTTGGCCATTTCGAAATTCAAGGCTTTGAAATGTATGCTGGCATAGAAACACACGATGGGCTGAAGAAAGATATTTTTAATAACTATGATCTTGTGTTATCAGGCCATTACCATACAAAATCTAAAAAAGGCAATATTTTGTATGTGGGTGTGCCATATGAAATGAATTGGAATGATTGCAATGACCCTAAAGGATATCATATATTTGATCTCGAAACAGGTGATATTGAGTTCATTCAAAACCACGATAACATTTTTATAAAGATTATTTACGACGACACAAAAAAATTGGTCGACCTTAAAACATTAGATTTAGAAAACCGATTTATAAAGTTGATTGTTGTAGAAAAGACTGACGTGTATAAGTTTGATAATTTTATTCAATTTTTATATAATAAAGGGTGCTATGATATCAAAATCATTGAGGACATTATAGACACAACAGACACTACTTTAGACAATGAAATTAATCTAGAAGATACTATGGATGTGTTATCCAACTATATTGACTCTATAGATTTTTCTGCAGACAAAGTTAAGGTAAAAGATCTAATTAAACACTTATACATAGAAGCAATAAATGCAGTAGGTGATTGATGATATTGTTTCATAAAATTTCTTATACAAATTTTTTAAGCACAGGAGCTGTGCCTAACGTTATCAATTTAGATTCGCACGCTTCAACATTAATTACAGGAAAAAACGGAGAAGGTAAATCTACAATACTGGATGCTTTAACCTTTGTGTTGTTTGGAAAAGCTTTTCGCAACATTAACAAACCACAACTAGTCAATTCTGTTAATAGTAAGAAGTGTCTAGTAGAAGTTGATTTTTCAGTGCACGGCAAGAAATACAAAGTAAAAAGAGGTATTAAACCAACCGTGTTTGAAATATATTGTGATGGTGAATTAATCAATCAAGATGCTTCTTTAAAAGACTACCAAAAAGTTTTAGAACAACAAATACTTAAATTAAACTTTAAGAC